GTCTATTTTCAACAGCAAAGCCGGGAATAAAACCTGTATTCTGTCCATAGATTCCAATGCGACCATTAACAACATTAGCAATATCAAACAAATTTAATTGCTCTAGTCTTACAAAGTCAGCAGTATGCTGTTCAACAGAAACATCTGGATCAAGATCATTCTTCAAAATAAAGTTATTTACTTTATCTGATAATGACTTACTGTAGACTTGATTAGCTTTGCTTAGATTAGCATTGGCAACTGTTGTTGATAACTTTGCCAACTCAGGTTCCAATACGGATCTTGCCCATGTTGGTGAGTTGTCAATACGATCTCTCAAAAAGAATTCTTTATTGGAGACACCATTAATTAAATTGGTTTCGTTTAAAGTTACATTAACAAAGTCAGACTGTGCGCCTTCTAATCCCCGTGGATGCATGTTCTCATAGGTTTTCCAATATGTATTTCTAGCGTTATTGGACATACCATCAATATTAATATTCTTCTTCCAGTAGTTAAAACGACTGGCTGGATTATTTGGATACATGTTGGATGCGACTTCAGCAACTTGCTTGATCTTTGCGACATCCTGTATATCAATCATATCTTGTTCTTTGGCTTCTGGTATTGTTGTCCCTGATACGGACTCAGAAGCAATCTTCTGCAAAGAAGACATAAGATCTTTCTTAGCCATTAACTACCTCCAATACTCATTGTTGGGGTGTAGGAAGTACTACCCATTCCTGTGTAAGCTGGCATAGATGCTCCTGCATTATAAGCACTAAAAGCTGTATTCATCATACCCATAGTCCAATTAGCAAGACCACCAGCCATACCGCCTCCAGTAGATGGTGGCGAGCCACCACCACTTTGACCGGGGAAACCATACTTAGCACCAGCACTAACAAATGCAGAGGCTCCAGATAGACCAGCCTGAATTAAACCAGTTGTCAGAGCAGTGCTTGAGTTGTCTACAATACCACCCTTAGCTGGAATAAATACGCCTAGATCTGGGGCAATAGACGAAACTCTTTGAGAAAGTCGTGCTTGCTGTTGTGTCACAATATCTTGATATGCACTTCTATGGTTGAGTTTTAAAGCAGCCATATTATTACCAAGCGATTCAATGTTCTGTCTAAACAAAGCTCTGGCTGTTCCACTTGTTGGATTCATTCCTCGGCCTGTCGTTGCTGCCAAGAACTGTGCGTTTACCTGAGCAGTTTGTTTGCTTAGTGTACTCTTTTGATTTGAAAAAGACTTATCTAAATAAAGCTCGGCCATTGCTCGTTCTTTATTTGCAGCCTTTTCAATCTGAGTATTTCTTTCAAGATTGGCTTGAAACTGTCGCATTGTATTACGATCTTGTGCTTGTTTCTGCCATTGATTCTGGAAGTTAGCATTACGCTGTTGAATTTCAGCAGCCATTGCCTGAGACTCAGCCTGACTTGATTGCCCAAAAGCGCCCATAATACCGGAAGCTAAAGACATTACGCCCATTCCGATTGCTACTGGCATGATAATCCTCTTTCTATAAATGAGAGAATACTATTTATGGAAGAATCTAAGTCTTCAGTATACACTCTCATAACTTGTTTATTGTTCAGTGATGATAACCACTGCTCTGTATTTTCTATGAATGGAAGTAGTAAAGAAGATGGTGAATCTAAAGATAGTAACTGGTTATTTAGTTTGCACTCGTCTTTAAATACTTTGTAAAGACTGGCAACTTGAGCTACTTTATCCTTACGCTCAAGAGCAACAACACCAGCTATTTTATTAACATCAATGTCTAAATAAGAAGGATACCATAGCTTAACCAAACAGTTATTGATTGTTGGATCGTATACAATAGCATCCCAATATCCATCTACATTGTGTTGTTCGACTGTAAAGTTAGGTATAAACTTATAACCATGTATTGGTATTCCTTTTTGTTTTGCTTGCTGCATAACAAATGATGTTCCTGTCCGTGGGCCTAAGCCTGTTACAATAACTATACTCATCTTCGTTTACGGTTTAAAATAGATTTACCAAACTTATTTTCTTTTGGTTCTTTCCCATTCAGTAGGACAGCACCAGAGATTCTATCACCTAGAATACCTAGGGATCTCTTGTTGCTCATCCAATCTTTTACTTTATTCTTATAATCTTCTTCTTGTCTATTGATCATTTCTCTTTCGGGATCAACCGCAAGAGCTTCAGTCCAATAGGATACAGCAGCAGCGAGTACATCTACACGGTCATCGTGCTTTAGTGCGCCACGCTTTTCCTGCATTCTAGTAATTTGAATTTGATTATCTTTATTTTTTAATACTTCGGTATCCATAACTAATCTATGCTGTGCCATAATTGGCTCTAGTATATTAATTATTCTATGTTCCTTTTGTCCTGATACTTTGAATTCTTCAATACCAACAGCACCACAATTCTGCATTACGACAGGTGTAAGGATCTTGCCAAACATACCATCACCGTAGTTAGACTCATACCTTACGAGATTAATGTCGTACTGATTAATCAACTTACAGATTTGTTTAAGTGTTGGTGTATCATAGCCACCCTGAATACCTAGTAGTTCATGGATGACAACATAACCATGAGCGAACGATGCAACGCATACCGCAGTTTCATCCGCGCCTCTACCAGATGGGTCGATAAACAATACAGTCTGTGAATACGGGACAAACTTAGGTTCAATGTGCATTGGTTCATATACAAGATCTCCTTTCATACCAAAAGAAGAAACTCTTCTATTTACCACGCTCTTAGCATGAACAACTTTTACCGGAAAGACTTCTGGATCGACATCAATAACGATGATGTCTTCCAATCTGAGGGGGTATTTCTTGTTGTCAGCTGAAGTCGTTTTGAGTTTATAGTGGAGTTCAAAATTTGTAGGACCAATCTTTGCTTCAAGTTCAGCAAGTTTCTCATCCGAGAATCGCTCTGGCTGTGTCGAACAACCCGGCTCCATGCCCAACTGCAACACATAGGAATCAACATCTTCAACATCCTCTGCATTATCCAAGTCTGGCATGACTGCCGGAAACTTGATAATCTTGTAGATACCACCTAGTTTGTTATATACAGAGTCTTTGGATTGTGGTGTACCAAGGAATCTGATAGAGCAGTCTTCACCTTTGTTCTTGACATTCTCAAGCTCAAGGCAACGCTCCCATAATTTTTCTCTAGCCTGTGGGCTATCTGAGTTCTCAGGAATCTCTACATCGTCACCAATGATCTTGTCTGCGTGTAGACCTGTGATCTGGGAAGTAATACCTCTAGCGGTAACGGATAGATCCTGAGTGAATTTAGTTCTACTGTTTACATTAAAACCAAAAGCACTATCCTTATCGGACTCCTTTGGTTCTAGGTTTGCCATGTATGGAACCAGAGTTAAAATGTTTCTGGCCTGAGATACAAACTTAATTGCCTTATCCGCTGTAGCAGAAAGTACAAGTATTGTTGTATTGGGATTCCGTAGTAGAATCCAAGATACATAACAAGCTGTGATTACACTCTTACCAGCACCACGCCCTGCCTGTAGGATATGATCACTTGGACCTTCCTGTAGACGGTTAGCTATGGCATACTGGAGAGGGGTGGGTTCACCTAAACCCAAATACTTAAAACAAAAATAAAGGTGATTGCGGAAGTCGTCTATGACCTCTGGGGGTGGCTTCATGGTTTGCCTCCTAATGGCCCTAGAATGGCCTATAAACGGTTTTAATGTGTTCAGGCTATCTGGGTAGCCTCGGCATACGAAAAACCCTAGGGAGCAATTAAGCCCCCTAGGGCGAACTTTTAAATCTGTGAGGACTTAAACTTGAATGGCATCTTGGCCTTCATGCTATCCTCAAGGGTATTGAGGGTACTGGAGGGGATGCCATCTAGCACCTCCCGGTTGTCGTTTACCACGCCACGAATGACTTGGTATAGTCCGGGGGTACTCTTTGTATCGTCCTTGAGATCGTCTAGTAGACGCTCAATAAGACGAGAGTTCAATAAATTGATTAGTTCTGGATTCACTTCTTCTTGAACAACTCAGGAAGCTTACTTACGGGAACGACTGAACCCGCAACATAGCCTACTACGAAGAGCATGAGAGCAAACCAAACTGAACCTAGGAATGATTCCATAATTATTATCCTTCTACTTTCTTATATGCAGCATTGAATGCGGGATCTGAGGCCCGTAGTACTGCAATTGCTTCACGAATTGTTGTGGGGTCTGTTTCATCCTTGGCCTCGGCAAGCACCTTGGCCTGTTGAATCTTCTTCTCTGGGATGAATAGACCTAATGAATAAACGATTTTTTGAATTAGAGTTCCGACACCTGTGTACCACAACAACACACAGATACCAATGATAGCCAAGGCTATGAAACCATAGCTTAGCATATCTCCCCACCACGGCGTAATGTCTTTTACATTGCCAACGGCTCCTGCTATGTCAGCAGACTCACCAAGAATATTATGGGCATGCTTGTGAGCAGTCTTAATATCCGTGGTTTGAATGATAGCCATAGCTTCTTGTTGAATATAGTGATTGCTTGTGGATATCTCCTGTGTGGAAGAACACCCAGCCAAAGCAATCAATGAGAATAGATAACGCATTACTTAGACTCCAGCATTTCTACACGATAGCGTAGTGCCTTGAGATCTCCTATGACGGTTATGATACTCTTTCCATTTTCAATATCAGCCTTTACTAAGTCTTTGGTTATTTCCTTGAGTTGTCTAAGCTCATCGGCATTAGATTCAATCAAAGCTTCTCGCTTACCTAGTCTGACAATCACAGTGACCACACCAATGGTGAGAATAGCCAACTGCATAAACGAAACAAATATTGCAAGGTTATTCTCTGTCATTGCTTATCCTTTAAGTTAGTCTAGTAATAAGAATTTGTGCATATCTACCAGCTGTTCCTGTGGCTACACCAGCATTTCTAAGTTTTGCTATTGTAAAAGACCCAGCAGTTTCAATAAAAGGACCAACAGTGTATGCAGCTGCAGCAATACCAAGATTTTGTAATGTGACGGCATCTGTAAGAGAGTGAGCAACAGCACTAGGAATACTCTGTTTTTCTGAATCAAAGTCCCAAGTATGAGATGTACTGCTACCAACACCATAAAAAGCACCTGTGGTGACTAAGAATGTTCCAGTTCCAGTTATAACAACACCTGAGTTTCTACAATCAACACCATTAGCTAGTGTAATTTTTAAAAGAGTGGGTGTGTTAATAGTGAAAGATGAAATATTAACATTTATAGTTTGGCTTTGTGCAGTAATAGCCGCTGTTACTAAAGTGCTAGTTGGTTTTAAAGTATCTACATAACCCTTAGTGGCTGCATGATTAGCTACAGTAGGTGTAGCAACTCCGCTGATTACACCGTTTACTGTTAGTGTACCATAGATAGCAGAGTTACCATTGGTACTTCCAGCAGTACCAGTAGTTAAACCACCAGCAGTAATGGTAACACCATTTGTTTCTACAGTAAGACCGTTCTTAATAGTTGTTCCACCAGTACCAGCAATTGTCAATCTATCTGTGTTATTTGTTTGAATAGCAAAGGTATTAACAGTACTTGTACCAAGGGTTTGAGGAGTAGCGCTGACTGCTCCGTTTGTAGGCATGAAACCGCTGATACCAGCGATTGCAGTATCTAGCACACCCTTAGTAATCACTGCATCATTAGCAGTAGTGACTGTTGTGTTTGTAGCATTTGATACTATATAAGCCTTACCACTGGCAGGGGTGCGAAGAATAATATCTCCTATACTGCTTACACCAGCAGCAGTACCAAGACGCTCAATGGAGGTTGTGGCTAATGCGGCTGTATTATTAAAGGCAATCTTACCCGCAGCTGCGCTTAGAGCAAGGCTATCACCAAGGGTTACTGCTCCACCTAGTGAGGTGGTGTTGCTACCAGTGACAGCCAATGAACCAGCAATACTGGTGTTATCATTGATTGTTGTGGTTCCGCCTGTAGAATCTAAAATTAGATTACCAGAAGAAGTATCAATCTGATTTGCAGTATTGCTAATACGGATATTACCAAGAGTAGCAGAACCAAACTGAACATCACTAGTAGTACCGATATTTTGTGGTAGCGTTAAAGCAACTGAATCAACTGTTCTTGTTGCAGTTATTGCGTTTGCTCCAGTACCAGTAACAGCAGTTACCGCTTGACCAGCAGCAAGGGTAGTAGATATTGTAATATTACTTGAACCATCAAATGCCGTAGCACTACTTGTTACTGCTCCAGACAAAGTAATATTCTTTGTAGCAGCTAGCTTAGTAGCAGTTGCTGCATTACCAGTAATAGAACTATCTGTAAAAGCAATATCCTTGGTTGTGCTACCATCAGTGCGTAACTTTAGTGTACCACTTTGATTCCAAACATCGCCAATAACAGGAAAAGTTGGGGCCACGCCTGAAGGCAAGTTTAGACTTGCAATGCTTGTGGTTGATGCAACTGCGGTTAGCTTTCCACTCATAGACTGAGTACCATCGCGTAGCACGGTTAAACCACGCAGGTCATTCACTGCCTTAGAGTTAGCTAGTGTTGTAGTAGAAGTACTACTAGTAGAATCACTTCGGGTTACTGAAATTAAACCACTTGTATTTGTCAAGCCAGCGGTATCATCAATTCTAACACCACCAAGTTGTGTTAAGGATGCTGTAGGTAAAGATAGCGCACCTGTTGTGGTGTTTAAATTCAGACCACTTGTAGCAACAGCAGCAACCATTACTTGACCAAGGGTAGAGTTTCCAGCAACTGAAGTAACACTAACAGTACCACTAGCAATAGAAAGACCAGTACCAATTTTAATACCACCAAGTTGAGAAGCTGTAGCAGTATTAAGAGTAATATCTCCTGTACCACTATTGATTAGTAAACCACCAGCTGTAGGAACTTGAACTAAACCTAGTGTAGCAGCACCAGCAATACTTGCTGAGACTGATCTAGATGTTCCAAAGTTTCGGATAAAGACAGAACCAGATGGAGTGGTTGTACTTTCTAAGTAAACAATTATTTTTTTAGGGCTTACGCCTGTATCTAAACGGAAGAAACGACCAGCTGCTGCTGGAATCGCTGTGCTTGGAATATAAATACGACCTTGTGAGTCGGTCACTATTACCATTTCTGCGGTGGTTGCTGCAAGAGTAGCTAAAGAAAACTCATATGGTAAGTTTCCATTTACTATAGTACCAGCAGTAGGCCAAGCATTTGTAAAGGTTTGTGGATCTGTGACAGCCTGACCATAAAGAGTAAGGGCTTGTACATATCCGTAGTTTACAGCATCATTAGCGGCTAGCGAACCACCAGAACGCATTGTAACATTAATGATTGGGTTGCTATTAGCGTTAATAAGACCGCCAGAAATAGCCAAAGCATTGGCTTCTAAATAACCTCTTGTGACTACATCTTGAGCACTTGTTGGGTCTACAACATTACTAATCTTTTTAGTACCAGCACTAAGAACGCCACCTGTTAGGAATACGGAATTAGTAGCTAATCGGTTATCAATAACGGTGTTAAGACCTGAAGTTAAGGTGTAGTTTGTGTCTACATAATTCTTAGTAACAGCGTCTGTAGAAAGAGTAGGCTCACCTAAAAGTAGAATCTTTTGGTTATTAAGACTTACAGCTGCTGTAGGCGCAGTCATTTGATCAAGTCTATTTGCTTGGACTGCGGTATTAAAATTGGAAACATTACTAGCTGTAATACTACCACCAGATACAGAAGTCACACGACCATAGGTATCGACAGTAATGCTGTTGGGGATGCTAGTAACACCTGCAGTTACTACTCCCGATGGGAGGTTAGCTGAAGTAAGAGCACCAGTAATTGCACTAGCATTAACAGCAGGAATATCTGTTGCAGTTAGTGCTCTCTCAGAGGCTGCTGTGATACGACCAGTACTGTCCACAGTTACCTGTGTTAGCACGGTAGTACTATCACCATAAGTACCTGCAACTCCTCCAATAGTTGGAAGATCTGCGGCAACAAGGTTGCGATGACCAATAGAAGTAATTCTGCCCTTAGTATCTACAGATGCGTATAGCATGTTATTGGTATTGCTACCAGAGCTAGCACCAAAGGATGTGGTTGAACTCAGGCTGTTTGCTACAGGAAGAGCATCAGATGGCAGGACATAACCCTGACCAGACGCATTGGAAAGCTTTCCTAAAGAAAGACTGCTATTGGCGATTAGTGCAGCGGCTAGTGTACCTGTTGTTAGGTTGCTGGCATTGCTAATCTGGCTAATAGTTGCTGCATCTGTAGCAGACACACCATTGGCTAGATTTGTTAGCTTAAGACCACCAGCAGTATAGTCTCCGGTAAATGTAGGAGGAGTGGTAGCAACACCAGTTCTGTGTAGTGTGCCATTAACTATAGCATTGCGTAATGTTAATAAATTTGTAGCAAATGTTTGAGCAAAATAACTTAAATTACCATCAGAAATCTGAGTTCCATACTGCGTTAGCGCAGGGGAATTCATATCCTTAATGTAATTATTATTCATCTTAAAGTCAGCTTGACCGAGGAATGGACCATCTACGGCATTCTCGTCATATTTTAGAATAGCTTCATTACGAAATCGTGCAACAAGTTCCTGTACAATGTACTTTAACTGATCAAACTGCAGATTTAACTGTGTTGTGGTCAGGCGAGTACCGGGAGCAAAGGTAACAATGCTGTTGATTGATGGGGTTTTACGGCGAATGTAGACTTTATCTGCTTCTCTAACAGGAGGACCAGCTGTAGATCCTGCCTGTACAGTGGGAATTAATAAATCCTCTTCGCTTTCTATAATGTAAGTTCTAGAATTTGGGTAATATAATCCATTATCTTCGAAGGTAGGTATTGTACTAAGGTCTACAAATGTTAGTACCTTTGTTTGCTCATTGATTGTATACCAGTTTTTTGGGAAAATAAAAATCTGCCTACGATCAGCAATTGTAAAACCATATCCACCAAATTTAGTATCCGTTCCTGTATCAAAAATACGCTCTACTTCAATTTGATCAATAAGAGGAACATTAGGTAAAAAGCTTAGTGTACTTAAATCAAATGTACCTGCAGAAATTGATGGGTTATTATTCCCATCAAAGATCAGGGTTGTTGTAGCTATATTTAAATTATCATATGTTGTCATATGTGTCTCCGTTAAGTATCAATGGTTGTGTATTTCTGTTTGAACTTGCCCTTGAACTCCATATTTGTAATGTTTACTGGAGTGGGGTATTCGCTAGAAATAGATATAGTAGTTGAGTCTGAATAACCCATAATCTTTGTGACAAACTCACCCTGTACTTGAAAGATTTCAAGTGGAAGAGTGTCTTCATAGGCTGTGTATTCAGGTCTAGTTGGAATATAGCTTGTAGTGAAAGCTGTTCTTCCTCTATGAGTAACTTCAATATCATATGGTCCCGTATAGTAGTGTCTAAAGACAGCACTACGGATATTTAGTACACCATCAATGATGTTGTTATTTTCATCTCTTACAAACAATGTACTAAGCTCTACTCGCATCTTAAACTTAATACCAATATACACATAGTAATTTGATACTGCATAGTTTGCACCCAAAACCACAATCTCTGTGTATGGATTAGAGCTACCATCTACTTTGTTTGTTACAGAAATGGGTTGAATAGAAACATTACTTAGATCTTCTTCAGTAGAATTTCCATTGTTGTACCATCCTTTAAACAGTACAACGAAATATTTGGTAGCATCCGTAATATCAGTATGACCGGGAATACGATAAGTAGTTGTTGCTGTGTATGGATCATACTTAGCATTATAGTTGGTTGGTTGATCATCTGAATTAATGATCTTCATCTTAAACATACGGTCAAGACGAGGAACATAAACATCTTCATTTAACATTAGATTTCTATATAGATAGTAAACATAAGAAGAACTATTCGCACTAACTAATCTTTTGCTAACAACATACATATGACTATCATAGCACTGAAGGGTTTCAATAGACTCTTCATCAGCTAACATATATCTATAGAAAGAGTTTTGAATAACTCTGTCACCACTGAATCTATTAATGTAACCGTAAATATGATTACGATTTTCATCATCAATAAACAACAATGTATCTTGTGCAGGAGCGGTAGCCGCTGCTCTGTACTGCCGTGGTAGATATCCAGCGGCTTGGCTAGATACTTCAGCAGCTGAGGCATAGCCCATCGTTCCCTTGCCTGTAAATAAAAATAGACGCTGTGAGTCAAAGAAGTACAAGCGAGATCCGATGAACTGTGGATCTAGAATAGGAGCAGTGCCATAGTATGTAACAGGGGCAACAGCCACATTGGTTGGGGACATCTCTTGACCATTGGCAGACATCAATTGGAATTGGATGTTTGCTTTGGTATTAATAAACATATACTCTTCAAAGGGAGTCATACTTGTGATCTCACAATAATTATTTGAAGAGACACGAATATCAATAGGATCAGTAATTACAAGATTAGATGGATCATCATAGAATAAGTTTTCGTATTCTCCCATCTGAGATGAGAAGATGACATCATCCGCAGCAAACCAAAGTCTATCTTTGAATACTGCAATGCTTGTAATTGGAACATGTCTCAACGACTTTCTATCGACAGTCTTAAAGATACTTGGACCGGGATTAGATTTCTTGTCACCGGAAGTTCGTGGAGTCCATTTGATTGGTTCCATCTTCCAATCAGTTACATTAGATGCTGAGATAGTTACCACTAGCTTCTGAGGCATTCGTCTTGGATCAAGATATGAATGTTCGTCTGGTGTTCTTACCTTCTGTAGATAAGGGCGACCTGTAGTTGTGATTTCAGTTGAATGTGGGGCTGTGTTTGTTTTATAAATAACTCTAGTTGAATCTGCTGTATTATAATAAAACTTTTGATCAGTTGGATTCCAAGAGATAACTCTGTAGAAACCAGAAGTTGAATTTAAATATGGATTAACCATAAAGAAAATCTTACCACGACCCTCAATAATACCATTTAAATCTGTATCAGGATCATATAAAGACTTAAGCATTAATCTTGCTTTGTCATCTGTAGTCGCAGTAAGCTTTGAGTTATTAGAGTACCAATCATCTGCCTCAGGTGGTAATTTTACTTCCGAAAGATCGTCTACCTTTTGACCAAGGTATTGTTGAGTTGACTCATAATAAAAGTAATCATCTACTGAGATATAATCGGCACCGGTAACTGCAATTGAATAAGTTGTTGTAGTATCAGGATGAGCACCGGGCCATGAAGCAACAGAAGCTTCTCTTGTACTACCTACATAATCTGTAATAAGAACAGCTGTTGAGCTTGCTCCAGTACCACTAGTTAGAGTAATATACATACCATTATATGTATCATCTACAGCAACAGCTGTTGTTGCTAATTGGATTTTTGTATTTGATCCAGAGCGTGCTAAGCCTGTAACTACACCGGGTTTCCACCCAAGAAGAATATCATCAGCTGTTGCTGGCTTTTCATCATCTCCAGTATCATATACTTTCATAACTTTAGATGCAGTATAGTAAGTAAGCTTACGACCCTCAATATCATCATTTGCTGTGACAACACCATTGAGATCAAATAACTTACCACCAGTAGCACCACTATCCGAACTAAAACCAGCTCGTACATTCTTATTTAGAATAACAATACTTGATCCTAAAGAAACAGCTTTAAGAGATTCTTTAGCTGTCTTGTTATTAGGGTTGTGTGTGATGTATGCTCTAGTAACTAAACTTACCTTACCACTTGCAGCGGTCTGTGTGGCTGGGGTTAGATCTTCCCAAGATCCTGTGGGGTATACACGGAAGATATAGAACAATTTATCATTATCAGCTGTTGCATCAAAGTCAACAACAACTAAAAAGGTATTGTCTTCATTAATGCTATACCAATAGTACCACAGATCATGGTCTGGAGGAACAGCGGCTAATGAATATAAATCAAGACGAATTGAGTTTGATCCTATGTCCCATGATGAAGCCGTAGTTACAGTCTTCTGTGGAACAATTTCAAAGCCGGGACGCTTCTCAAAATTACGCTCTAGGGAGACTAGAGCATTGTCAATATTCTGTGCTTCATTTGGCTGGCGTCTATTGGGAGACTGTCGCCCTACACTATTTAGGGAATAAACAGGTAGATTAGTTGTAACTAAACCAGCCCGTGGTCCTCGTCTTCGTATAGCCATTAAATTCCTCCGGTACGCCAGTACCTAAATCTGTTTGGATCACTAAAGTAACGAGAGCGCATTGCTGCATCTCTAAGAATACTTGAGGATGAAAAGATGTTTTTCTTCTTGTCATTCACATCTGAGGCTTTGCCTTTGATACTATGGAGTTGTTCCTGATATCCTAGGAAAGCATCAGTTGCTTCGTCACCTTGGGTAATACTCTGGTAATGACGCATAGCTGTAGCAAGGATAGCTCGCTGTGCTGCAGTTTCCAGATTCTCCCAAGGAAGTTTCATTGTATATTCAATATAGTAAGGACCAGACTCATACTTCCAGATATCTGTATTATCTGTAATATTCCACAGTCTAGCAGGAGAAGAATTAAATAATCCTCTTGCTTTAATGATAGTCATACCATCTGCAGCAAAATGATTTGAGACTAGCTCAAGCGCTAGAATACCTTCTTCATCACTATCTGGTGTAGGAAATACAATTGTACCATTAGCGGTCAATTCATATTTCTTAATAAATTTATTTGAAGCAAGACCTCTTAACTGATAGTCAAGACTAGTCTGCTCTAGAATTGTGTCGGCAATACCAGTATCAATACCCGACTCACCTTCTAGGTCGGCTACAAGGTTTTCACCTGAAGCCAACAGCATTTGGTTAATTGCTTGTAACTTAGTAATTAAGCCCATATAGCCTCCTTAGAAAAAAAACCACCCGGCTCCCACTTAAGGGAGCCGGGGGTAGATAATGATCACCTCCTCTTCAAGCTAGGTTAGTAAACAAACTAAACCCCTTTCAGAAGTGGATAAGATCATTAGGCAGTTACAGCGTACTCTGCACCGAAGCCAGAAGTACCAAAGATAGCAGCTAGCAAAGCGCGAGTATTAATCTCGGCAGACTCATTAGCAGCAGCAACGCTGGTAGTACCAACGAGAAGCTGGCAAAGTTCTGGACGGAGGATACCAGTACCCTTTAGCATACTTGCTACGGTAAACTGGGTGTTGCGACGAACATCCTGTACAGTATCAACCTTCATTCCCTGTAAGGATAGACCAGCAATTGCTTCTGGCTGGAAGATCATACCGAAGATGTTTACAGTGTTGCAAACTAGGTTGTACTTAGCCATACCAATTGAAGCACCAGTAAGGTCAACACGAGGAATGTGGTTGGTCTTGATGATCTTGACGCCCATGTAATCAAGGGTATCAGAGAGCTGATTCATACCAACGCTGATTGGCGCACCAGCACCGTACTCATCATTACCAGTGAAGAGTGGATTATTTCCATAGTTATTAGTAGCGGCAACTACGTTAGATGTACCAACAACACCAGCACTTGTAACAGCAGTAAATGCTGAACGAGGAATACCAAGCGCACGAATGACTTGGAAAACCTTTGGAGTTACAGCGCAATAAACATTCTGAACAGGGAAATCATTCTCTTGCATAAATACAAGATAGTTTTCGATTGCCTGTAGAATGTTAAGTGCAGCTGTTTCAGTGCAGCCACTAACAGCAACACCAATAGCTGAAGCAGTAGTATCAACAACTACTGGAGCTGGGAAGTTTGCTACTGTAAGATTACGGGGATCTGAAGCAAGTGGAGCCACTACGCTAGCAGCAATGAGAGTAGAAACAATCTGACGGTCACGGGTGTTAGCGAGCTGTACACCAGTCTGACGAGCTAGTTCTGAGCGGTAATCCCACTGACTAATAAGCATGTCGATGTTATCTGTCTCAAAGTGAGCAGCCATTGGACGAGCATCAAGGTTTACCTTGAAGGTGGTTGAAGTTGAAGCACCACCACCAAGCTCAATACCAGCATTCCAAGATGGGTTTAAAGTGACAGTACCAGTAACTGGGAACTCATAAGAGTAGCCGCCAGTAAGACTCTTGGTTGTGATTAGATTTTCAAATACATTGTACTGATCGTAAGTATTGATTACTTCACCAGACCAGAGTGGTAGCCAAAGCTTGTTAGCTCCTGCTGCTCCACCTGCTGTAGCTGCACTTATTGATGTACGCTGTAGTGCAAAATCGCTTGCTCCAATATTATCGCCTGAAATTGGCATAGTATTAATTCCTTATATAAGTAGACTAAAAAGTTGAGACAATAAAATAAACTCAATCGTTCGATTATTCCTAAAGGAGTCTACTTGTTTGAGTGAGTCCAGCCAAGGGTCATCCATTACCTCTCGGGGGATTTACCCATAGGCTGTTCTCAGTCAATCCGTTGTCTCGGAACGGATTATTTGGGTAGTTTTGTAAAGTCGGTTCGTAACATCCGCTGTTCAACATATTCGCGGAACTTTGGATTAAGTTCAAACCGTCTATCATTCCGCTCAAACATGAACTCTCGCTTAGTTTGGTAAGCGGTAATTCCTTGCTGAGTGCTTGCCATTGGAACTTGTCCTCTGGCTGTTTGTTTTGGTTCAGCAGCCTTGCTTGTCCCTGTAGCCTTGGCAAACTTTGCCTGTAGGCCATAGAGAGCAACATCCCAAGAAGGTGATGCGAGGTTCTGATTGATTGCATTCTGTTCGGCTTGGGTAAGATTCTTACTTGCCCAATCAAACATCTTTGCTAGTTGATCCTTTCCACCAATAAGCTCAGCAGCCTTGCTATAAGCAATTTCTAGCTTTGCCTTTTGACCTATCATATATTCACTA